CTCACTTGGTACTGTCTGGAGTTTTTCAAGTGTAAAGTGACGGCCAAAAGCTTGCGCCCCGGTCGGCGGCGGTTGAGCTGTTTAGCGTACTTAGGAGAGCGAGGCAACCAAGTGCGCCCATCGGGAGAAGTTTGCCTATCAAAAGCACGGTTGGAAGCGTTCTCCAACTCGCGCTTATAATACCGGCCCAGCAGATCGGCCTTGATTTTACCGATTTCACTGCTCTTCCAGCGCTTACTATTGGCCAGCGTATAAAGCTCGTTTAGGTCTATTTTAATGGCTATTCCTGGCATCCTTCTTCACCTAATTCACTATACACTTTGCATATTTTTTGTTTTCGATTTCATGCTCTTCCTTCATTACTTCGCAAATAATATCATCTGAACATCCTAAAAAACGAAGAGCTGTGTATGCATAATCATAGGGCTTAGCTTGTGTTGTCCTAATAAATTCACGAATTTCTACGAGAATTTCTTGTACTTTGTCATCCCCATTCTTTGAATATTCTTCTAAAATACGTTCAAATTTTGTCATGCGCTTTTCTCACTCCTTAATCGTTCAATTTTAATAGTGCCATACTTTTGCAGTCTTCTTCTTATAAGTTTATTTCTGATCTTTTCTCCCTCAAATGGTATTTTACCCATTAAAGAACAACGCTCATCCGAATTTAGCCGTTTAATGTAATCCTGAGGATATTTTAACCTAAGAAGCCTAGCTGTCTCAAGAACCACCCATTCTTCAATTTCTTTTGCGGAGGCTTCATTAAAAATGGAATAATCTGGCTTAAAAGATAATACTCTGTTACCAGACACAACTCTAAACTCTGGGCTTTTATGCTCAAAGCAGCTTTCAAGGTCAATAGTAGAAAAAGCCAGATTGTCTTTAGGGTGAATGTGAGTAAAACTCAATTTTTCACCAGCTAGCTTTTCTAAAGTCTCCCAAAAAAGATCACTTCTGTCAAAATACACATCATCTCTTGTGCCTATTACTATCAAAACAGGTTCTTTAGACGTGTAAGCAAGAAGATATTCAACTCCCTTGCCTGCTACTCCATTTTCATAACATTCCAAGCTCCAGTCATCCCACTTGTTGCGAGTGGCTGTCAATAAGATTTTATGGGTTGAAATATTTTGATTGCTAGAGTCTCCTTGCTTCAAGTTCGCTAATTTTGCAAAATGTTCAAGCTCCAAGCTCCTTAAATCTAACTGGAAATTAAATTCTTTTTGCTCAGCTATCGGTTCAACGGAGGCCTTTTTCCATTTTGCTTGCGCTTTCTTGAAAATTTCTGGAAGATCGCTAACTATTGGCTTCCCACTTGTATCGGTGGCAGCCTTCTTGGCAGGGCGCTTACTGGGCTTATCCGGCCTGGTAACATCCACAACAAAGCGTTTCTGCTCATCAGCAGTAGCCTTCTTGCCAGGGCGTTTGCTGGGCTTATCCGGTCTAGTAACGTCCACAACAAAGCGCTTCTGCTCATCGGCAGTAGCTTTTTTAGCCGGTTGCTTGCTAGGCTTGCTCGGCCTAGTAACGTCCACAACAAAGCGCTTCTGTTCTTCGGTAGTGGCCTTCTTGGCAGGGTGCTTGCTGGGCTTGCTCGGCCTGGTGACATCCACCACGAAACGTTTTTGCTCGGTTTCAGCCTTTTTGCTTTGCTCTTTGGCTTTACGCTCAGCTTCAGCCTGGGCTTTACGCTGTTCTTCAGCTTTGCGCTCGGCTTCAGCTTGGGCCTTGCGTTGCTCTTCGGCCTTGCGTTTAGCCTCGGCTTCGGCTTGTTTTTTAGCTTCAGCGGCAGCCTTTTGCGCTGCATCGGCGCGGCGAGACTCTTCCTCAGCTTGCTTTCTAGCTTTTTCTAGCTCTTCGGCTTCAGCTTTTAAGCGCTCAGCTTCGGCTTTTAAGTCCTCACGCACAGCTTTAGTTAGCTCCGGCGGGAATTGCTTGGAAGCTAAAGTCTTTTTACCGGTCGTATCCTCGCCAACGTTGTAATCCCAGCCCTTGTCGCAAGGATATTCCTTGCCTTCGGCGTCTCGGTAGACGGTTTGGCCGCTTTCCTCGTCAAAATAGGTGTTGCCGCCTTCCTGGACTTTCAGATCTTGCATTTCCAAGTCATACTCATCCACCGCCTCGACAATACAGCGACAGTTAAAGCCATTGGGCGGGTAATGCGTAGACCAAAAGGGATCGTCAGCCTTAAACACTTTGCCTTCCAAAGCTCGATGGGCCGGACGGACGGCGCTGTCTTTAGCTGTCACATAGCGCCAATAAGGGTAAATATCGGCATCTTCCTTAAGCTGGCGATACCTACCGGCGGCGTATGCATTGAACATATTGGTGCGAAAGATGGTCTCTAAGCGGCTAGCTTTGATAACTCTGTCTCGCTCTTCTGGCGTGGGCGGAGTTTTGCCAGCTTGCTCGGCTGGAGTCATGCCGTCCCACAAATCGCCGTAAGTTTTGCCTAACCAAACGCCCTGCAGCTTGGGGATAATATCCTTGCGCCACTCTTGGAAGCTTTGGCCTTCCGCCATGGCTTTATCTAAGCTTTTACGGACATCATCAAGCAAAGTAGCCGAAGTCATTTTGGCTACTGTAAAAGCTCGCATATGCTCTTGCTTTTGTACGTCTGACCAGTGCCAAGAAAGCTCCGTTTTGCGGCGCTTTTTCAGGTAGTCGATGGCGTCCTGGGGCGTTATGTCAAAGCTAAACTCATCGGCTGGCACTGGCGCTTCCTCCTACATTGCACATGTAAAAGGCCAGACTCAGGGCCTCTTCCAACTTTTTGGTATCGATTTGCCGATAAAGGCCCATAATAGAGCGGCGCACTTCTTCCAAGCTTTGCCCTTGCTCAATAAGGTTAATAACCGGCTGGATAAGGTCGCCAGCCAACTCGTGCAAGCTTTGCTCTTTAGGCATGTAGTTTTCGGAAGTCAGCTTTTTAGTAGGCGCAGCAAAACTGACGGCCGGGCCGTTATCTAGCTCAATATCATCTTCCGAGAAGCCGTAAGCCTTCATAAAATAGGCTTTAGTGAACTTTAAGCCGCTATCGTGGAGAATTTTGTCTCTTTCAGCTAAGACTTTATCAACATCGCTTTCACGGAAAAGCTCAAAACTCGGCGCCTGGCCTTGCCAATTGAAGTTAAAAGTCCACTCTACTAAGCACTGGATAACGCGCTCGATCATGCGTTTATCAGAAGCTACGATCTCTTCACGCACGTCGTTATGCGTTTTGGCGGCGGCATAGGAACCGGTTGAGCCCACTTCACTGCTGAGAGTTTGGCCCACGATAGCCAGGGCGATTTCAGCGTTGCAATGGTCGATAAGTTCTTTATGCGGACTAGTAGAAGAACTGCCTCGGCCGCTGTTGCCATCGAGAATTTCTACGGCACTATCGTTGGGAATAACGGTGGCTGCATCTTGGACTAAGCGCTCTAAATTGTCGAGGAATTGGGCTATTTCTTTAGGATCGGTGCCGCGAGGGAGTTTACCTAAAATAGCTGGAGTGCCGTATTTTTCGGTGGCTGTAACCCACCAACGCAAGCCGCCTTTTTTGAAAGCGACCGGCCAAAAGCACTTGGAAAGCACCTTTTCGCCATAAGGGTTGGTATAAGTAGCGTGGTGTTGAGCCAAAAGGAACTTGTACTGCGGCAACTCCAAACCGTTGGGATTATCTTTGGAAATAAAGCGCAAATTGTTGGCATTATCGAACTTGAACCAATACGGAGGCTTACCAACTACAGTGCTAGGCAGAATTAAACTGCCCTCGTATTTCCAAGTGATTTCGAGCGGCTGAAAGCCCCAAAGAAAAGCATCCAGCACTTCGCCAATTAGGCGCGGCATATCCAAGTCGAGCAAAGCTTGCTTAATCGTTTCGGTAGCTGCGGCGTTTTCTTTAGTGCCGAATAAGTCCCATTGCATAGCCAGGCATCCGGCCTTGCGCGATTCGATGCAAGCTGAAACCTTGGCATCAGCTCGCACGTCATCGTAAATACGGAAGCTATAGCCCAGCTTTTGCAAAATAGGATCGGGATCGAGCAAAAGAGCGTTAAGATCGTAAGCGTAGCCAGCTTGCAAAGCTGTGGCTATTTCTTGTACTAAATCGCGCTTGGGGGCTTTTGCTATTTGAAAAGCTTGTTTTTCGGCTGTTTTATTCTGTCTTTTAGCCATATTCAAACTCCCTTAAATCGGTCTTAAAAGCCCATTAAAAGGCTGTTGCACTCGCGTCTGCTGCCGCTAACTACCCAAGGAGTACCCGCCTGGCCACTCTTAGCGGCATGAGTAGCCAAAGCTAAAGCCCAGAAGCGGTCGGCGTGGCCATCAGTCTCGCTGCGCTCGGCGTCAAAGCGGATATTGCCCGCGATAGTGGTAACTCGCTTAATTGAGTGGAGGTCAGCTCTAAGTTCAGGCTGGGCAGGAATAAAAAGGGCGTGGTCTTCAAAAGCGATGCGCAAATCGGTAGCCAGCTCGGCTTTTACTGGAGCGCTGAAAGTAACCGGCTCCACGCGATAAGCGCCAAAATATTGCTGCGCTTCTTCGGCTAAGTTCATGCCCAAACCGGAAGCATCGATACAGCAGCGCCTAATGCTGGGCAGTTTCAAAATATCGAAAAGAAGGCGCTTTTGCTCGGAAAATGGCGTATTCTTAAGCGTAATAATGTGGCGCACGATTAAAGCGTTGTAGGCTTTTTCGGCCAAAACAATAACGCTGAGGTCTTGCTTGCGAGCTACATCAAAGCCCACGTATATATCGCCCTTAAGCTGGCTGAGCGGTTGCAATATTTCTTCTGGCGCTTTTTCGGCCGCCAAAATCATTTCGTAAGTAAGAAAAGCACTCGTTTCATCCAGCGGATTGCAGCAGTATTCTTGTTGCCAAACATCTTCATTAGCGCAAGTTAAGCGCTCGTTAGTTAGCCATTGTTGGCGCTCTTGCTCAGTCAAGTGCTTTTCCGTTAAGCGATCAGCCAAGCCTTGATTTACGGCGTCAAAAATGCTGGTCTTATGGCGGCTCCAAACTTGTTGGCCGTCTTTTTTCTCTTGCAAAAACTGGTAAAAGAGGCTTTGCCGTCCATTGTGCGTGCTTAAAATACGTACATCATAGCCCCAGGTAATAACCGGACGTGCCGCCGCCCAAAGAGCGTGCTGGTCTTTATGCCAAGCGAACTCATCGAGCACGACCTTGCCGCCTTTGGAGCGGAAGGCTTTGGGGTTGGAGCTCATGGCGTTTATGCGGCTGCCGTTTTTGAAGCTAATGTTGTAGACGGTGATGTCGTCGCGCTCATCCATAATTTCTTCGCTGACTTTGGAGGCGACAGCATTAGCGGCTTTAGCCCAGTGGGCGCAATAAATAATGTACTCTTTGGCGGCAGAATCATCAGCCGAAGAGAACCAGACGGCCAACCTGGGCTTTTTTAAGCAATCGAGCACATCTTCCAGGCTTTGCACGTAAGTAGCGCCGATACGGCGGCTTTTTTCCCATATTTTGTATCGGGAAGTATCGGCCAGCCATTTTTTTTGGTATGGGAAAAGGAAGTCAGCCAAGTTAGCCATCGCCTTTACCTCCCATAGGAGTAATATTCATAGCGGCGGCAATAATGGCAGCCAGGTCGGTAGTATTGCTGGTAGTTTCGGCGGCTTCTTCTTCGGCTTGTTTGGTTTCTTCGTAGTCGCGAGGCTTTACGACCAGTGGCAATATGGCCTTAAAAAGATAAAGTCGGCACTGATCGACCTTTTCGCCGTTGCGCAAATCGGTGCGGATGCTGGCCATCAGCTCGCGAGTGAACTCGTAAAGGTCTTCGTGAAAGCCTTTTTGGCTTTGCAAGAAAGCCTCGCGCTCTTTGTCCCAGTCTTTAGCATTTTTGCGCCAAACACGAATGGTGCGCTCATTAACGCCTAAGCGTTTGCCAATTTCGCGGAAGCTGAGTTGCTCGCGAACGTAAAGGCTTTTAGCTTGCTCAACAAACTCGGGACTTTTCATTGGAGCTCTTCCTTTAAGGTCTCGATCTCAGCTTCAACTTGGCGCAGCTTAAGCAAAGAGTCTTTAAAAAGGGAATAATTGGCGTCCAATTGCTCCAAGCTAATTTCGTCCAGATGAAGCATTTTATAAGTGCTGAGCTCATTGCGAATCAGTGCGGAAGTGCCTTTGATGTTGTAGCGCAGGACATTGGCCTTGCGGTTGGCTTCAAATAAGGCGCCTTTTAATTGCAATCTTTCTAAGGAAGTCATTTATGGTGATCCTCCTTAATGCTGTCGAGTTTGGTTTCTAAACGGCTGACGGCGTTGACTAAAAATTGCAGCGTTTCCAGTTGCTGGCTGATGGCTTTGTAGTTGCGATCATCGATAACGGCTTGGCGGGTAGTCAGACGGTCAAACCAGCCGGTCGTCTGGTTGATAACTTCAGAAAAACTTTGGTTTTGCTGATTTATAGCCGCAGTAAAAGAATCGACAGAGCGATCCATCAAGTTTTTAATTACTCGGAACGTAGCTTGGAGCAGCACGTAGTAAGCGATAAACATCAACCCACCGCCGCCAAGCATACTAAGGTCTTGCAAGATACTGGAATCCATGGGTATGCCTCGCTATTTTTCTTTTGAACATAGCTAAAGGCGCAAAAAGCCGTCTCCTAAAGAACTTTCCTAAAGAAGTTTAGGAGAACGGCTTTTTCTATTTGGGTACACTGGCTGCGGAGCCGAAACTCATCGCAACGATAAAGGGCTCCGGCAGCCGTCGGCTGAGCTTTGGGGTTTCTTCCTCCTAAATTACCCAAAGCTAAGCTGGCGGCGCGATGGAGGCAGTAAAATTTGACTAGAATAATTTGCCCAACCAACAACTGGCGAGAGCCCATCGAAGCGAGCGAAGACGTCGTGCCTATCTTAAAGGAAGTCGCCAAGCGCGTGGATTTTGCGTTTAACTACGATAAAACTCGCGATAAGGTGTACTTCGGGCCGCAGGAAAAGGACTTAAAAGCTTATTTTGTTCTGCGCTTGCCTAAAAAGGCTCAATCCAACATTATTGACGGCGTCTTTATTTTGAATGGACGCGAGTATAAAGCCACTTCCGGATCTCCTGGCCGCCAAGTATATGGGCGCTACTTTGATCAGTGCGCACCTATTCCGCCTGGCTCCTACGAAATCGACTTGCAAAGCTATTTTGTAGCTACTAAAGGCATCGAAGGCCAGTTTTACCACATTTTGCCCGATCCTATTTACGCGCCTAATGGCAAAGGCCGCCGCACCGAAATTGGCTTACATAGAGACGCCGGAGCGGTCGGCACCGCTGGTTGCATCGGCGTAGTAGGCCGCGATTTTGACGCTTTGCACACCGTTTTAAGCCAATTGCTTAAGAAGCAAAAGCGGCTGCCCTTGGAGGTTAGCTATTTATGCCAGGATTAACCGATTGGTTTGACGTTTTCCGCTGCGGCACTCACCTTGACCACTCTGGCAAGTGGCGCACTTTTTCCGAAGCCGACATCGACAAGGCTATTGCCAGCTACCAAAGCGACTCAGCGCCTATCGTTGTCGGCCATCCCACCCTAAACGCCCCGGCTTTCGGCTGGATCCAACAATTCCGCCGCCAGGGGCCGACCTTACAAGCCCGCTGCTCCCGAGTGGCCGACGAATTTGCCGACCTCGTAAAGCGTGGGCTCTACAAGAATCGCTCTATTTCTTTCAATTCTGACGGCACTTTTCGCCATGTCGGCTTCTTAGGAGCCGCTGCACCGGCTGTTAAGGGCTTGGAAGATATTCAATTTGCCGATAAAGGAGAATTTATCACTATGGACACCGCCGAAACCGTCCAGACCGAACAGGCTGCCGCTCAAGAGCAAGCTGAGGAAGTTCAGGTTGAGCCTGAAGCTGAGGCTAAAACTGCTGAAAGTGAAGCTGAGATGCAGAGTTCACGCGCCGATGCAGCGCAAAAGGCTGAGCCGGAAGTATCTTTATCCGACTTGGAAAGCCAGCAAAAACAGTTTCAGGAGACAGTAAAGAAGCTGGAAAGCCACATTAAGAGCTTAGAAAACGCGCTCAACGTGGAGCAAGAGAAGAATCGCAAAGCCGAGTTCGCCGCCTACGCTGACGAGCTTATCCGTGAGGGCCGACTTAATCCTGTAGCCAAAACTCCGTTGGTTTGTACTATGGAAGGCCTGTTTGCCAGTGATCAAGCTAATTTCGCAGCCCCTGAAAACAGTGTTTTAAACAGCTTTAAAAGCTTTTTGAATATCGCTTTGCCTAGGAATCCCAACTTGTTTATCAGTTTTGCCGCCCCTTCGGAAGATTGCGGCCACTCTGTCGAGATGCTTACTCCCAGAGAAGTTGCCATCAAGGCCAGGGGCTTAGTAGATGAGCAAGCCGCCAAAGGTTGTTGCCTGGATTTAGGCCGTGCCGTGCGTATGGTTATGGAAGGAGGCCGCTAATGCACAATCCTGTCTTAATTAAAAGCTTTGAAGCCAGCTCCGACATCGGCGCTTACCATTTTGTGGTAGCCAAAGCCGACGGCACTGTGGCTCAAGCTAGCGACGGCAGCAAGCCTATTTTAGGCGCCATCGATCGCAACGCCGCTTCGGCTGGCCAAACTGTAGACGTTGTTTTGCTGGGCGTTGTCGAGGTAGAAGCGGCTGAAGCTATCAGCGCCGGAGCCGAAGTTACCGTAAACGAGCACGGCCAGGCTGTAGCCGTTTCTGCTGCTTCTGAAGCATCCACCCAATCTGCCGATGGTGACGCCCAAGGCCAAGCTGAAGGCGGCGACGATAGCGGCAGCTCTTCAACTCCCGCCGCTGCGGCCTCTGTAGCTGTCGGTTTAGCGGTCAGCACTACCACTTCTGCTGGCGAGTATGTCAGCGTACTTCTGCGCTAAGGAGAAATAGATGAGCTATAACTATCCTTTTCCGATAGATGCCAAGCTGACCGCCGTTAGCCTGGCCTATAAAAATGATGCTTACATTGCCGACCAGATTTTGCCTCGCGTGCAAGCTCCGGCCGAAAGTTTCAAGTATCGCGTCTTCCCTAAAGAACTGTATTTAACCATCCCCGAAACCAAGATTGGCCGCAAAGGCGTACCCAACGAAGTTGAGCTCAGCTTTACTACCGAAACCGCTTCTGTAGAAGGCTATGGCTTAAGCGAAGTTATTCCTGTAGCCGATATTAAGGCCACTGCTTTGGATGGCTTTGACCTGCAGAGCAAGACTACCGCTTACCTTACCGAGCTTATGACTTTGGGCCGCGAGCGCCGTATGGCCGATTTAATCTTTAATGCCAGCTCCTACGCCAATAGCAATGTCAACGCTTTGGCCGCTTCCAGCAATTTTAGCGCCGCCAATTCCGATCCGCTTAAAGTTATCGATGACGGCTTAAAAGTGCCTTTCTTTAGGCCTAACGTTATCGTTATGGGCGAACAAGTTTTCGACGTGCTGAAGTTCCATCCCAAGATTATCCGCACCGTGTACCCTTATGCCGACGCTGGCGGCGTGGTTAGCGCTCAGCAATTAGCCAACATTTTAGGCGTAGATAAATTGCTGATCGGCAAAGCTCGCGTCAATTCAGCCAACCGTGGCAAATCGGCCAATATTGTTAGCGCCTGGGGCAAACATATTGCTTTATTGTACATTGCACCCGGCGCCGGTCTGAATGATATGCCCAGCTTCGGTATGACCGCTGAGTATGGCACTCGCCAGACTATGCTTATTGCCGAGCAAAATACCGGCGTAGAAGGCGCCTATCGCATTCGTGTGACGGAGCGCTTGAAAGAGCTGGTCATGGCTCCCGACCTGGGCTACTTGATTAAGGACGCAGTGAACTAGCCTTATAATATAAAACCGCCGTAGAGCCGTTTAAAATGCATTTTGAATGGGGGTAAATGGCGAGGTAGTGATTTTATACTACTGCGTGTATTTCCCATAAGTTCTGCGGCGCGTTCTGACCTTGGAAAGGTACTTTACCAGCTATGCTTTTTTGTACGGTAGATGACTTAGCTAACAACTTAACTGAGCGTGCCCTCATCCAATTAACCGACGACAGCACCCCGCCAGTAGCTATCAATCAAGAGCGTTGCCAAGCGGCTATAGCTGAAGCTTCGGAAGTAATTATGGGCCGCTTAGGTGGACGCTATTCCGACTTGAGTTCCTTGAAGCCGACTCCATTGCTCAAAAGGATCTGTCTCGATATTGTTGCCTACTATCTTTATAGCCGTCGCAACAAGGGAGATATTGAGAACATTCGCAAGCGCTACGAAGAGGCCATAAAAGAGCTCGATTACATCAAGCTTGGCCAAGTCCATCCGCATCAACAAGAAGCCGCCCAGACGGTGGAATACCTTTCCAACAAACGTAAGTCTAGCCGCCTGTTTTCCGATGACGTTTGGGAGCGGTACTAATGAAGATTAAACCAGCAGAAGACGCCATTGTGGCCAAGCTTCAAGAGGCTTTTCCCGAGTTGGAAGTGATTCCCTATCCTGATCGAGCCGCTGAATACGATTTTATTCACCCTTTAGGCAGCGTTTTAGTTAAATACGACTCTTCTACTTTTGAAGGCGATGCTGGCTTATCTATGACCGCTCAGCCTAAGCGCATGAAGTTTATGGTCGTATCCTTAACCCGCAGCCTCCGCAGCCATTGTGGTTGCTACGAAGTGCTTGATCGCATTAGAGAAGCGCTGCTCGGCTTCAAGATGTTAGGTTTCGACCAGGTAAAAATCGACTCGGAAGAGTTTGTCGATGAAGACGAAGGCGTCTGGACTTATATGCAAACTTTTTCCGTCCGCACTTTAGAACTCCAGGGCGCAGCTAATTATCGCGCTCAAGATCCCTTCTACCAATAGAAAGGAGGCGACAATTTAATGCCTGTTACATGGTTACACGGCGTAGAGACTATAGAATCTACTTCGGCTACTACTTCTGTTACCGAAGTAAAAACTGCAGTAATTGCCATTGTAGGCACAGCTCCTAAAGGGCCTGTCAATAAAGCTACCATAGTTAATAACGCCAAAGACGCAGCCCAATTTGGCACTTTTGCTGAATATGGCCTCACCAGCGGATTTACCATTCCTTACACTATTAACGCTATTCAAGCTTATGGCACTGGCACTATCGTGGTAGTAAACGTTTTCACGCCTTCAGAAACTTCTGAAACTGAAAAAACTGTTGCTGATGAAGCTCTCACCTTTGCTGAAGGCAGCGCCACTTTAGCCCATCCAGAAAAAGTTAGCAATTTAGTGCTTACTTCTACCGATGGCGAGACTACCTACGCACTGAATACTGACTACACTTTTGACGCCGAAACTGGCGCAGTAGCTAAAGTTGCCGAAGGCGCTTTGGCTGAAGTAGATTCAGTAAAAGCTAGCTACAAATATGTAGAGACAATAAAAATAGACAATAATGTTAAAGACATTACTGCTGCCGACATTATTGGATCTACTTCCGAACAAGGTGAGCGTACTGGTTTACAAGCTCTTAAAGACGTATTTAATCAGTATGGCTATAATCCTAAAATTATTGTCTGTCCTGAATTTAGCCATGAAGCTGGCGTGCGCGAGGCTATGATTTCTATCGCCAATAAGGTACGCGCTATCGACGATTGCCTTAAAGCTCGCGGCTCCGAAGGTAGCTTCAATTGGCAAACTACTTCCGATCGTGTTTATTTATTGTACCCTTACTTAAAATATTACGATCAAGAAACTAACCAGGATCAGCCTATTCCTTATAGTTCTGTTATGGCCGGTTTAATGGCTTGGAACGATAAGCAAAACGGCTACTGGTATAGCCCTAGCAATAAGAATTTTATCGGCGTTACTGGCACGCAAGTGAAAATTACGGCCAGCTATACCGACGAAGATTCTGAAGTCCAGCAACTTAATGCTAAGGGAATAACTTCAGTTATGAATGTTTACGGCACTGGTTATAAGAGCTTTGGTAACCGCTTGGCCAATTTCCCAGAAAGCAATGGATTGCCCACTTTTATTAGCTCGCGCCGCATTTCCGATATGATTGCCGAGAGCTTAGAAAATGCTCAAGCTCCTTTTGTTGATTTGCCACTCGATGGCCCTATTGTTGACGAGATAGTCCGCTTAGGTAGCAATTTCTTAGAAACTTTGCGCAGTCGCAACGCTATTGTGGGCGGCAGTTGTTGGGTTTCTGCTGACAATACTACCGAGAGCTTATCCGACGGCAAGTTAATTATTGATTACGAGTTCACGCCTCCAGCTGCTCTGGAGCGTATTACCAACCAGATTACTTTAACCAGCAGTTATTACGGTTAGGAGGTGAAACAATTTGGCTAGTATTTCTTCAATTATGGGCACTATTGGCAGCATAGCCGGTGCCGCAGCAGGTGGCAATATCGGTTCAGCCGTCAGCACAGCGCTAGACGCTCTTACCGGCTCTAAAGGTGGATCTGTTGGTACTGCAACTAGCACCGTTGCTGGGCGTGGCATTAGTATTGCCCAGATCGTTAATGCCAGGGTTTACCTAAATGGCACCGATCTTGTCGGCAAGGCTGCCGAAGTCAGCGGTATTGGTGCGCCCAAAGTCAAAACTGCCGACTTTGACGCTATAGGCATGATTTCCGGCATCAAGCTTCCGGCCAACTTGGAACAGACTGAAGTTAAGATCTCCTGGACTTGCTTCTATTCAGACATCAGTGAGTTTCTGTATACCCCATATCGCGTGGTTGACTTCCAAGTGCGAGGTTTTCGAGAGAACTATGGCTCTAACGGTCTAGAGAGTACCTCTCAGGTAACGGCTACTTTTGGCGGCGTCATTACCGACAACAGCAGTGGCACCACCATCAAAAACGGCGAGCCGGTGAAGCTTGAAACTACTATTGCAGTAACTCGCGCCAAGTTAGTTATCGATGGTAAAGAGATCTACAACTACGACGTCTCTACCAATACCTACAAAATTGGCGGCAAAGACATTTACTCTACTATTTTCAGCTATTAAGGAGCAACAATAATTATGGCAACTACAGGACGTACATTATTGCAAGAGCTTGACTTGCGAGCTGGCAAAGCAAAAGTATACCGCCTTAAGGGTAGAGACGTGCGCGATTTTATTCGCATGGCTCAAAAGGAAAAAGACTCCGTTTTGCTCGATGTGCAAGAAGCGGCAGCTTTGAAAGCTACTACTTTAAACGATAAACCTTTGACTATCGATATGTTGGAAGAGCTCGATTCTGACGATTACATGGCTGTACTTCAAGCCCAGGCGGGAAATTTTACACCTACGACAGTGCCTGCTACCTAATGTTGGCTCACGTAAGCCACTGGAGCTTGAGCGAACTCGACTCGCTGGACGTAGATGAACTGAACTTTTGGACAGCCGAAGCGCTGGAGCTTTATAAGAAGCTAAATACTATTGAAGAGGAGTAAAAGAGCATGAGCGACATGCAAGCCAATGTGACAATTTCGCTTAAAGACGAGATTAGTTCTCGACTTGGCACTATTGGCAGCGCCGTAGAGACTTTGAGCAATAAGCTCACTGCCTTTAAGCGCAACGCCGGTAATGTATTTACTTCGCTCGGATCTTCTGCTTCTGCTCTGAGTACAGCCTCTGCTAGCTTGACTACCGCCGGTAGCCGAGCTGCCGCAGCGGCAGCCTCCTTCCGCAGCTTAAACGCTTCGGCTGGCTCAATTCGCACTTTATCGTCTTCGCTGGCTACTTTGCCTCGCGCCTTAAGAGACATGGCTTCGCAAATGCCCAGCGTAGTGCGCCATGGCAATTCGATTGTCCGTTCTCTGCAGGGATTCAGCCGTGATTTACCTCGCTTTTTGCGCAGTAGCCGCCGAGTTCGCGACATTTTAGGCGCTGTCGCCGATAAGCTTAGGGATGCAGCCAATCAGGCTAACCTGATGAGAGGCTCCGTCTCAGCTTTGGATGGTGCCGTCAGCTCGTCTAATAGCCAGTTAAGCACTTTGCGCAGCACTTTAAGTGGCGTAGAGTCAAGTTTAAGCAGCAGCGCGACCAGTGCGGCCAGCTTAAGCGCTTCTTTGGGCACTATTCAACGTGCTGCCGCAGCTTCTCGCGCTGAGGCCCAGTCTTTAAGCGACGCTTTTGAGAATCTGGGCGGCTTATCTATTTCCTTAGGCAAAGGCTTCTTGGCAGCTGGCGGCGGTATCGCCGGAGCTGGTCTTTATGCTGTCAAAAAAGCTATGGAAGTAGAAACCAGCGAAGCGGCGCTCAAAAATACTTTAACTGGCGGCGAGGCTGAGTCTGCCCAGCAGCTTCAGGCTTTATATCGTGAAGCTCAAAAGTTAGGCGTAGAGTTACCTGGCTCCACTAAAGATATGATGGAAATGTTTGTAGCTTTACGCCAGCAAGGTATTTCCGTCAAAAACATCTTGGGCAACGGCGAAGGCGGCTTGGGTAAAGCTACGGCCACTTTTGCCACGCTTTGCGGACGCGATTTCCAGACTTCGGCTGTTTACGTGGCTAAATTCCAAGAAGCTTTAGGAGTAAGCGCCGCCAAAACTACCGAGATGATCGGCAAACTTAACCAATTGCGCAACGCTTCCGGTTTGACTGAGGATCAGCTTTTCGAGACTATGAAATACGTGGGCCCGAGCTTGTCTGCTCTAAAAGTAACCGGCCCTGGTAAAGAATATGCGATCGATGAGATCTTCTCTTTCTTTGGTATCCTAGCTAAGAAGGGCATAGAAGGTTCCAGCGCTGGTACTGGAACTGCGCAAATGTTAATGCGCTTATCCAAGATCAACGAGATCATCAATAGCGATAAGTTTAAATACGCTGATTTAATAGCCAAGCATAAGATCCGATTTACTTTATTCGATCGCAAAGGCGAATTTATAGGTTTAACCAATGCTATAGCTCAGTTTGCTGATTTAAAGAACAAGCTAAACGATCAGCAAGTAATGAACTTAACTAGTGCTTTGCTGGGCGATGAAGCTGGTCGCGTGATGATGGCCGCCATGCAAGAAGATGTCCCCGGAATGCATGCAATGCAACGTGAAATCATGGGTCAAAAAGGCATGGATGAGTCTATTAAAAACATCATGGGCACCGGCGCTATGAAGTGGGAGACTCTCCAAGGTGGCATAGAGACTTCTATTTCCACTATTGGCAAAAAGATTTCCGAGCACATTAAACTGGATGAGCTCTTCGACAAAGCCATCGACAAATTAGACAAGCTTAACGAGTGGCTTAACGATCCAAAGAACGATAAAAAGATCAAGCAATGGATCGAGGACGCAAAAACGCTAGCTGTAACCCTGGCTGGAATAGGCACGACTTTGGTAGGTATTGGCAGCGCTCTTACCTCTATGGTGGCTGTAACCAAAACTATAAGAGTTGTTGGCGAAAGCTTTGGCGATATTGGAAAGTTTTTGGCGAAAATGCCTAAGTTTAATTCCAGCTTTACTCCCATATTGACATTTTTAGCTAAGCCACTAAGTTTGGCAGGAATTGGTGGCGCTACTGCTGCCTTGCTAGGTATTGCAACTGCTTTGGGGCTAATATATAAGTTCTGGGCGCCAATAAAAACGCTCTTTACAGGATATTTTAAGGGCGTCTCTGGAAATTTTGTCCAATTAAAAGCTGCTTTACAAAGATTACGCAAAGCATTTGATCCTATTGTCGAAGCCGCAAAGACCTTATGGGGATGGCTTAGAAAACTTTTTGCTCCGTCTAGTGCCGATTTGACGGAATATGGAGCCACTTTTGGTGCTTGGCAGACAAATAATCTCATATCTGTAATAGAGATAATCGCCTCCGGTGTTGAGTTGCTAACTTCAAGCTTTGAAGAGCTCGGACATGTTGCTGGAACCGCTTTTGAAATTGTTAACGGAGATATTTCTTTTGACCAAGCCAATTTTTCCAAAGATGGTGGCCTAGTTGCTCAAACCCTCAAAAATATTAGTGAAGATGAGCGCTTATCGCCTTTGGCTTACTTTGGTCAAGCATTAGGAGAAGCTAGCGCAGTAGGCCCACTCGCAGATTTCGCTACTAAGGCTGGTGAGACGTTTTGGCATTGGTGGTACGGAGGCTCCGCTGCAGATAAAGAAGCTGAGAAACTCCAACGTAGGTTGGAGAGAAAGAAATGGTGGAAAGATCAGATAAACCTTATTTCCTCGTTTTGGAAACAAGCTTGGAGTGATCTATATACCCATTTTGATGACGCCATAAACAAGGTTAAAAGCGCTTTTTCCGGCTTAATATCATGGTTCAAGAACACAGGGCAACGACTTGCCTCAATATTAGAGGATGCCTTTACCATCCCAGTTCCGAGTTGGTGGAATAGATTAACCGGCCATGCTCCATCTCAAACTTCATATGCCGAAGCTATGTCGCCTCAGATTTCTGGCTCTGCTTCTGCCAACATTGGCCCAGTTTATGACGCAGCTCAAGTGGCTAAATTCAGGAATAAAAGCAACTCAGCAGCCCATAAGACTACCACAGTTACTAACAACAATAATATCACAGTCTCTGTTAATGGCAGCGGCGATCCTGAAGAAACTGCCCAAAGAGTAGCTAGTGCTCTCGGCTCCTTGGAAATGGATGGTCTTGGTTTCGGATATGCTTAGGAAGGAGGCACAGTTCTTATGTTTGCTAGATTCGGCGATCTTGAGTTTGACGTTAAAAATGTTGGCAAAATTAAGACTAATTATAAGCTGACTTATCCCTCGCACGCACTCATCGGCAGGAAACCGAAGTTGCAATACACCGGAATGGATAGCCGCAAAGTATCTGTTCCTATGTTCTTCCACCATATGCACTGCCAGCCCGAGAAGAAGCGCAAAGAGCTGCTCAATAAAGCCAGAGACCATGAAGCTGCCGAGCTGGTTTTAGGCGAGATCATCTTTGGCAATTTTGTCATCGAGAGCGTGGAAGAAAATTTTACTCAAACTACCGGCGACGGCAAAGTTCTGATCTCTGAATATACGGTCAGCTTTGTTGAATATGGCGGCGAGGTTAAAGCAAAAAAGAAAGCTCCGGCAGTAAAAGACAAAGCCAAGCAAACCGCAGCCGAAGCTAAGAAAGACCGTACTGAGCAAGTAAAGCCACCTAAAACTCCTGGAGCTGATACTCCTAAAGAAAAAGCCACCACTCCCCAGCAAATTACGAGGATTATCGCATGAGTGATTATTTGTCTTCTTCTACTGAGTATTTCATCCACATTTCCGTAGGCGAACGTTGGGATCAACTGGCCGATAAATATTACGGAGTAGCTACTTT